GGACCGTTTGTGTTCGCCCATGAGTCCCACCGGGCAGATCCAAGCGTTGAGATCCCTGCAAGGGATCACCGCGCCGTACCACCGGTCGTAAAGCTCAGCAGGCTGTTGCCAGTACCGGCCAATGACAGACTGCGTGGCCCTTGGCCCGTAGGGAATGACGACTTCGGGGTTGAGGCGAGCGAGTTCGCTCGCCACAAGCGGTTGGCAATGCCTCCACGCCTCATTTGAGGCCCCTGGGCAGGCCGCTGCTGGCACTTTAGGGTAAGCATCAAGAGTTACGCCAACCCGACTGCAAACTGTCCCTAAACGGCCAAATTGGCCGTTTAGGAGGGCATCCGGCGCATCATCACCGGCCTTATCGACCACAAAGACGACTTTGGCCGGTCTACCCGGCCAAGTCTGCTTTGGATGCTGGCAACTTCGGTCTGCCTTGCACGTCCCGCAAAGCGGGACGACGGGCAAAGACTTGGTTAGCTTTGCGGAAGCGAACAGCGGCATTTCTTCTCAGCATCCTTTACAGAGTTCAGCAGGACAAGCAATGCTTCGGGGTCGTCGAAAGACCAACCCGAAGTGGTTCGGATTACGAAGAACGGCTCCTCTCCGGGGAGTTGGTACTCGCATTCGACGGTCAGATACTCAGATCCGCAACCCGAGGCATCGGTCGTGCCGAGGGTATTGGGGTCTTGGGTGAACTCAAAACTGACTCTGCTGATGTCTGGGCCGTAGTGGGAATTGGTTATTACGGGTTGCTTAGCTTCGGGTTCGGGTTCGATGGGCGAAAGCTCGCTTTCGCCTACCCATACACTACTCCCATTTTCGTGCAAAAAGCAAAACCTCTGCGTTGTCTCACACCACCCTGCGACAATGCCCTTGTACCCACGCCACGTTACGTCATCACCTACGCAGATCGTTTTCGGCCCAACCGTCTCGACTGCTTCGGGTTCAGCCTGATTCCAAGCCTGTTGTACCTGCGGTACAACAGGGACATCGGAAGCAAGGATACGCTCACCCTTATCCAAATACCTAAAATCTTGAGAGCATTGAGGAGGCTCTACTGGCTGATCTTGAGTTGCCCAAAGCGCTTTCAAGGTTCGCTCGGCGAGTTTCTGCGCCGTAGTCGGCTCTTTCTTTGCCGGTTGCTCGACCGCTTCGGGCTCGACGGGCTTGCATTGTCCAGCGATGACCCAAAATGAACCGCCTGATGGCCCCGCAACTCTGTAGGTATTATCGCTAGGTGATTCAACAATCTCACATTCAACCAAAACCTTATCACCAACTTTGAACTCGCTCATACCACCGTCTCCATCGAAGTAAGGAATACAAAGGATTCGCCGCGAATACGCAGAGCAGTCTGCGTCAGCGAAACCGGGTAATCATGCTTGAGAAGCGTTTGGACATACTTTGGATTGATCCCAAACGCTCTGGCAGGCCCATCGTATTGTACGTCTCGGACTTCCTCATAAATCCCACTTTCATTCTGCCCGCGCACCATAATCTTTCCAGGCTTGAGCCGGAACTGGGCTTGCTTCCCAGTTCCGGTGTCAGCGAGGAACGCAGTTGCCTTCTGCAATGCGTCCAATAAGCAACTCGGAAATCTCAAGCTAGACTCCGATTCTGATCGGAACGCATCGGACAAATCAGGCAAAGATCCACTGTACGTCCGGACTGCAACTTGCAGTCCGGTGTACGTCTTGAAATGCAACCAACCTTCCGATTCGGCCAGGGCGGCAACGCCCAGGCCGTTCACCGCACCGCAAGCCGCACGCTTGATAAGCGTCGGCTTGCTGATCGGGCAATCCAGCTTATAGCGGATTGCCTGGAACGCATCCGTGGCCTGTAGGCCACGGGGGCTGAGTTCTACGCAGGTCAGTTCCCATGCTTCGGAGTCTTTGGCCGCCGAATCGGCGGCCATCGCCAATGCGTCTGCGAATACCGGCGGAACGTCAGCCCACTCGCCTGCGGCATCCACCGCTTCGTAGTGGGGGATGACTTCTGGGTGAACATTGAGTTTGATCTGACGGACGTTGGCACACTTGATTACCAATCGGTCATCTTTGTACTCGATGTCGATCTCCTCCTCGGTGAGCTTACGCAGGGTTTCCAAAAGCGGCTTCGCAGGAGCCGCGCAGCGGAAATTGACAATGGTATCCTGTTGGCAGAGTACCTCGTCGTTGAAGGTGTAGACCTTCCCGTTAGAAAACAAGAAGCAGTCAGACTGCTCGATGTTCTCGGTAGAGGACAAGCCAGGGGCGCAGGACTCTAGGTGACGAAGGAATTCTTTACGCTGGATTTTCATTGTGGAACTCCATACAGTTTGTAGTGGTTCGCTGCCTCTGTCTGTAATGCCGACCTTCTGCCTTCATCCCAAAATTGAGATCCTCGAAAAACATAAACGGCATCGAATGGCGGCGTGAGCGAGTCAAGCCACACGAAGCCCGTATCAAATTCTTTTCTTTCCATGTTGGTCACGATCAATTCTTCCCGCAGATCCCGCCTAAAGACCAAAATCCAAAACGGAGTCCCCGCAAGCGAAGCGGATCGCTTCGCTTGCTCAATGAAGTCTCGCATCTGATTTGGCCCATTTGGCTTATCGAGCAGGTCTTGCAAGCTGATGCGATTAAATCCTCGTTTAAGCTCAAAGGTCACGATGTTCAGCAACTTCTGCGCTTCGGGACATTGCGCTGCAATGTCCCCGTAGCCGTTGGCTGTGTTCCTGCCTGACTTGGCCCGGTTGGTGGCTCGGCCTCCCGAGCCACCAAGCCGCCAGAACCAATCGTCGGCTTTTCCTTCGCTCCACCATAAGGATAGCTTTCGAGCGAACTCTCGCTCGAAAGCGGAGCCTTTCTTTGGATCGCCCTTGCGTTTCTTTTTGGGGGTAATAGGTGCGGTTGATTTCTTAGGCATTATTGCTTGCCCTTCTCGCGACTGCTTGCAGCACTCGCTCGTCCTTGATGTGTTGGTATCCAGGCCACTTGTTCTCGACTGCCTGGACGAGTTCGCGGAAGCGAACTCGTCGAGGGTGCTTACGCAGTTGGGTCGTCCTGTTCTTCTGCTTGTCAGCCTTTTTTTCCTCGGCGGTTCGCCGATCTTCCGGCTTTTTGTTCGAGTCTAGCCACTGCTTCCTGGTGAATCGGATGCTCATTTCTTGATGCCTTTCGGGGTTCGTTGGGGGATGCTATCGAACACTCGGCCCATCACTGACCAATCCAGCGGAACGTCCTGTGGGACAGGACGGCACGCTGGGGTTTGCGGTGCTGGGAGTTTCGTAAGCTGAATGTTCTTGTTGTACACTTCTACGCTGTCGGTGAAGCGTTTTCGGAACTCTGGGTTGCCTTTTCCCATTAAAAATTTTGCGGCCTTAGCCATACCGATGCCTGTTAGTCCGACAACATTGTCGGACGAACAACCTGCCCATGCCTTTGCCGAAGCGTAAAGGCATGGCGGCATCTCGGAGTGTTTCCTTCGGAAATCCTCCTCGTTGACAATCGTTTTGGAAGTCGGGCGGCAGACTACCACCCGACTACCCTCGATCATCTGGTAAAGATCCTCGTCATTGCTGACGATGTAGACCTTTCTAGCCTTTGGCAGATTCAGTACGCAAGATGCAATCAGATCATCAGCCTCAAACCCCTTGGCCCAGAAGATATTCCTGGCCCCGATGGTTGGTAGGTGAATCTCACGAAACGCTGCAATCTGGTCAAATAGGATCTGCCTGAGTTCCTTTTCGTCCTCAGGTGCTTGCAACCTCGCCTCTTTGCGAGGTTGCTTGTACGCAGGGTCGATTTTCTTGCGAAAATCGTACCCACCGTCGAAGCAGAAAATCAGGGTGTCCACGCACAGATCGTCCTGCAACTTGTTGCAGGACTGATGCAATGCCTTGAACAGCGTACCTGGATCATCCCGCCAAAACTGAGGCGGGATGGTGTGCCACCGAGCGTAAGCGAGGTTGCTTACGTCGATGATCGCGTAGCGAGCATCGTCGGTCATGGGGCCTCCACTTCTGGTTTAGGGAGAGGTCGCTTCCTAAAGCGACGTAAGGCTTCTGTGAGCGTGGTACGAATAAACAACTCCATTCTGTGTTCGTTGCTAGTGCAATGTTCCATGTCAAAGGAGGTGTCTAACTTGTACACATTCCCATCCGACGCTGCCAGACGCAGGGTGACCTGTACGGCCATGCCTAATAGGCATCGTGGGTGAATCTCATAGGATTCACCCCCAGAGTAGTCAATCTCAACTTCGAGAAACTCGACAACTCGGGCTACGAACCGACCGAGCATCTTACGATGCTCGTCGGTTAATCTTGCTGGTACTGCGGTCATCATTGCCTCCGAGCTTCTGCCAACGCCGCGCGAGTGATAGCAATGCCTTCGAGTTGGTGTCCGATCTCATGCAACTGATCTCGCAGACATGCGAGATCAGTCTTGACCTTGACCAACAACTCAGTCTTTTCGTCGGCTGTCAGGGCATCCCCTGACAACACCTTTTGCTCCACGTTCAGAGCCGCAGATCGGATCTGCTCAATCAGTTCGTCCATCTTACTCGTACCTTTTCTTACGGGTTACTGTCAGTTGGGACTCGATAGAGTCCCAACACGCCTGCATCGCCTCGAACAACTCTTGTTCTCGGCCATCATCTTCGATCTTGCGAATGAGTTCTTCGCGATAGTGTGTGGTTTCGTAGAACGGGCAGGAGATCCTGCCCGACGAAGTTGTCCACGCCTTTTCTTTGAGTAGGAAATCGACCGCTGCGCCGGTCGCATCCACGCCGAAGTCTGGCATGATTGGGATGCTCACCGTTCGCTGTTTGCCGTTGACACGGTTCTTTTCGACTTTGAACACTGGGTTGATGCCGATGATCCGCTTTTGGCCGTTGACTTCCTTTGTCAGCTTCTCGCCAGGATACGTCCAAATCTCGACCGATCCGCCAAACTTGATCGCATGACCGCCACCGCGAACATGCTTTGGGCCATACAAACCGGCTTTAAGGTTATCTCGCACCTGCGAGATGCTCAGCAAAATCGATCCGGAATCCTCGATCATGGTGAGGATTCTAGGGAGTCTTTGGCTGTTGATTTTGGCTTTGCCGTCACCGTAGTTGCCGTCGATCTCCTTGCCTTCGGCGCGATTCTTCGCGTCGTCGGCAATCTGCTTTTCCTTCTGCTCGCTGGACAGGGTGTCCATCGAGTCGATGATCGCGACGAACTTCTTGCCCGCTTTAATCTTGGCCTCTAGCCAATCGTAGACGAATTCAAGTAGCATCGGCTTGCCGGGTTCGGAGCGAAGCACTTGGATTCGCTTGGCCGCCTTCGATCCAAAGAACTTCTCGAAGTCGAAGTGGTTGCCCACTTCGGCATCGATATGCCACAATTCATAATCATCGAAATCAGGGTTGTTGGCCGCTTCGGCCAACAACGTCAAGGTCGCCAGCGTCTTGCCGCTGGACGAATCACCGACGTAGAAAACGTAGGTTCCTGCCATGATTCCCCTACGCCAATCGCCGGATACGGCGAGGTTCAGCAGGGGACACCCAAGCGAAAGGAACTTCTGTTCCTTTCGCTTGGTGGTTGCTGCTTCTTCGAGGACTTCGAGTGGTTTCTTTTTAGCCATTGGGGATCTCCTTGATGGTACGAAGTTGACCGAGGATGTATTGCGTTTTGTCTTTAATCTCAATCGTACTGTTGTACGATTGAGGATACAAGATTGCGCGACCGCCTTTCGCCTCAAAAAGCCGACAATTATCGACATTATCGTCGATCAGGATCGCCCCTGGGCGAGCCAGTTCGTACTTGTCGTGCATGTAGATCGTCTGCCGGATCTCGATGTCCAGTTCCCTTTTGAGCCACACGGCTCTGCCGTACAGGCAATTCGGATGTGGGAACGGTCGAGTGCAGACGTATACCGAGTCGGCAAGTTTGCCGACTTCGGCCCAGAGCTTCTTGGCCCCTGGCAAGAGTTCCATCGAATCCCAGAACGACACGAACGACATCATGTCGTCAAGCTGGTCTTGGGTGATTCCGTTTTCCGAGAAGCCGTCCCAAGCCTTCCAAGGCTTGAGAGGCTTATCGGCCCATAAATGAACTTGTTTGACCCAATCGCCTAAAACACCATCACAATCAACGTAAACAACCATTGTCTTTGCCCTTGTAAAAACATGAAAAAACCACCCACCGCCTGACTCAGTAAGCGGTGGGTGGTGTATTTGTCCGGTGCGCAAGTTGGAGGTTTTAATCTACTTGCCACACGAACTAGGTAGTTATGGGCCAGTAGGAACCCGGCACTTACCTCGCACCAGCCTATCTTGCGGAGAAGTTAGAATCCGCGCGGCAGGCCAACCGTTATTTTCCTTTGGTCATGCCACCCTTTTTCGGAGCAGCCGGAGGCTGCTTCGGAGGCTTGGTTCCCTTCGCCCCCTTCTTTTCCTTAGGGACAATGGACTTGTACGTTCCTGACTTCGATGGCATGGTATTTTTCCTGTTGCCGAGTTGCTAAAAAACCAAAACTGTATTGTACTACAAACGTCGGGACTTGTTTACAAGTCCCGACAAAAGGATCGGGCAGGTGATTCTCCTGCTGGGGTTTACACTATGGGACTGAATCGAACTGTCCTTAACACGCCAGACCAACGTGGCTTCTCGACTGCTTTCGCAGTCGAGAGTGCATTTATTGTCTGTCCCCGCGATTTAAGTCGCGTGTCTCGCCGTGGTAGCCGCCACGCCGCCGATCCTCGGCCTGAGCGTTACTCAGGCCAATCCGAATCCCACGCTTCGCTATCACCTGAACCAGCGGAAGCTGGTACTGGTTCCGGCGATGCCGCAGGCGTGGCTTCTGTCGCTTGCGCCACAGGCTCCCGCGACAAGTCTGCCAAGTTTACCTTGTGGGGTTCATCGTCTTTATCAAAGACGCTGATGACCCCTCCGGCGTTCTTGTGGACTGTCACTTGGCCCAAGGTTCGGTGGTAGACCACCGAACCCTTGGCAGGCCAGGAATCTGCCGCCGTAGTCGCCGGTGCTGGTGGTTGGGTCGTCGTGACCGTGGGTCTTTGCACCTTTGACTCAGGAACAGCAGGCTTCGGAATATCCAACGGCTTTGGAGCCGGAACTGGTTTCATCTCAGCCGAAACCGTGGCGGGAGCCTCGGTTTCAGCAGGGACAGCCGAAAGATCCTCCGGATCTTCGTCGTAGAACTTGGCCTTCAAGGTTTCTGCACTCTCGATGACCAACAGGTTATCGAGTTGCAAGGCTTGGGCCAAGATCGCATCGGGAACGCCGCCGTGTCGGTCGAAGTCGAACGATACGGCTTCGTAGCACTTACCCTTAGGTGTGGGCTTCTCAGCGAAAGTGACGTAGATATACGCACCTTCGACTGGATCAGCGAAGTAGTCGATCCACTCGCGACCTGGGATCGCGACCTTGGCCGAGACAGTCGTGTTCAACTGCTTGGAGAATAGGTGGTAGCTGTGGTCGAACAGCAAGACTTGGTTCTGCTCAGGCAACCACACTGTATACAGTGTGCGTTGCTTGGCATAAAACTTCTCTTTAGCCATCTCCCTAGTCAACTCACCCGAATCGATGGCGGCACTGATGCCGTCGCAGATTGGGCACTTCCCGCCTTTGGTCAACTTAGGGCAGATGGCATAGCCCTTGCCGTCTGATCCCATGTTGTTGTGGACGTAGTAGTCGCGAGCGTAGTGCAACTCGCCGTCCTTTGCGACAGGGTGCTTCGCACCCTGCGGTACGGTGTACGGCAGTACCACCATCTTGATCGTACCTGCCTTGTCGATCTTGAGGGTCTTTACGCCCTGGGGAATCCTCAGGACACCGCCGCCACGACCTTCTGCTGCTTTATCTCGGGTTTTCTTGGATGACAACGCCATGTTAGTTCTTCACTCCCTTCGGTTGGATGTTGGTGGAACCGAGGAAGCCAGCGATGGACAACTCGGTCAGATACTTCAAACTGGAACGCTTTGCGTCGAGAGCATCGCAAACTGCGCGACTCTCGGACAGCTTAGCCTTAGCGGCAACTACTGCCTGCTGGGCTTCGGTGTAACTCGGCTGAATGAGGATCAATGCCTTGATCGTATCCTCAGTCGTCTTGGTAATGCCATAGTTGACGGGGTTTTGCCTGATGTCGATGCTGAGTTTAGCTTCGACGAGTTTTAGGTAGTTTTCGGCGACGAGGGCCGCTGTTGCGTCCTCGGTCGCAGCGCGATTCCACACCAGGATGTCCTGCGGGAGTGTTTCGAGATCCTCGCTGAGACGGTTACGATCCACCGACAAGTTTGTTTGGTCAGACATTGCTGCCTCCTAAGTGAAAATTGTTAATCCGACTGTGCTAGGTTCTACGTCGAAGCCCTGACCAAAGCAAGAATAAATCCTGGTTTGCGGGAAGAAAAAAATGGATTCTCAAACTGAGACATGATCTTGACTACCGTTGGTACGGATTTTGAATTCAAAAGCATTGTCGCGCCGTAGGACATGATCGCACAGCGCAGTCGCTCGATCTCCCCTTCGGGGAGATCCTTCAAGACTAGACTATGCGTCGGGAAGATTTTTCTCCCGGCGTATAGATCCTGTACCAACTTGAATACGTCTGGTTTGAGTTCCTCGGGGTTCCCGAGGATCTCCGGCCAACGCTCCTTCGGAGCGTTGGCAATCTGCTCTAGCAGTACCAAGGCTTGCCTTGGACTGCCATTGGCCGCCTGCGAGATCGTCGTCGGGATGCAGTCGATTCCTTCGGCGGTCGCTACCCTGCCTACTAGGGTGTTCAAGTCGGCGATGCTGACATCGCCGAGCTTGAAATGCGTCAGACGAGTCTGCAACGGCTTTTCCAGCTTTTCCGGGTTGGTCGTACACAGGATGAAGTAGACGTGCGCCGGAGTGTCCTCGGTCATCTTGAGCATGGCTCGCTGACCTTGGGAAGTGATTTGGTGGGCTTCATCGATGATGTAGATCCGCTTGCCCCCGGAGAGCCCACGCATCTGCAATCGGCCCTCGATCTCGCGGATAGCGTCAACTCCGTTGTCGCTAGCTGCGTTTTTCTCGATGATGTCAACGCCAGATGCTCCGAGTTCCTTGGCGAGTATTCTCGCCAAGGTCGTTTTGCCTGTTCCGCTAGGGCCGGAAAACAAGAGTGCGTGAGGCAATGCTTGCTTGGCAAGCATTGACTTCAACTGGTTGACAACGGCTTCCTGGCCGACAAGATCGGCCAGGGTGGATGGTCGGTACTTTTGATAAAGGCCCATTACTTTAGAAATCCCTTCATAATCTCAGTGATTCGGCGTTGGAATTGTGGGAGCGATCCGTCGTTTAGGACGATGCGATCAACAGCAAATTGCTGTTGTTCGCTTCGGTGTGCAGGTAAGGTTGCGACTTCCTCGGAGACTCGCCCCTGGATCTCCCAAATCTCGCCGCCGTTGGCTTTGACGAACTCCGCTTCCTCTGGGAAGCGGAGATCGCGAATCGCGTACCTCGGTAGATTTTTTTCCCGCATACGCTGCTTGGCGATGTTCACCCAGCAGTAGTTGCCGAATAGATCCCTGCCGTTCTCCGTACCGATGGTACGGAGCATTTGTCGAACGGCGGGATACCGGCGTTTGATCGTGTCCCAACCGTCCTTATCAACGAGGGTTTGTAGATAGATACACCGGTGGTGGGCGACCAACACCGGGGGATTGAGTCGATACAGGGCTTCGTACACAGGATCGGAGAATCCCATGATTCCGTAGCCGAAATGGTATGCAAGCCATGAGGCTGCGGTATCCTTGCCGGAGCCAATAGCCCCCCGCAATCCTATGATTGGAGGTAATTTGTCTAGCTTGCCTTGTGGTAGGCTTTCTTGCTCGCCCATGAATCTTCTCCTACTTCTACTTCGGTTTTGAGGTCAACGATAATCCAAGGCCATTGTGTTCGTATCCACTTTGTCATTACCTCGTTTGCCATCTCAATGTAGTCGTCGAGTTCCTCTCGGGGAACCTCGGCGATCAATGAGTCGTGGATCTGGCAGAAAAGGCGGCTACGCATCTTCCTTTGGAGAATGCGTTTTGTCAACTCTATGATACTTTTGAGTAAGCAGTGGAAGGCTGCGCCTTGTACCGGGCTATTGATAATTTCGTTACGTTTGAAGATCCCCCAAACTCGGAACCCAGTCAGAGTGTGAAAATGACCATTGCGTAGGTATTCTTGGAACCAATCGTTTCTCCATTGCTTGTACACTGGGAATCGCTTGTTCCAGAAGTGACTGAACATGCTGTCGATGTGTTGCATGAACGAATCGGGAGCCATCGCCTTTTCGTGGCCGAGGCTCTTGATTCCTCTTTCAGATAGGTGTTGCAAAAGTGGCTTGCCGCTTTGCATTGTGTGCGACTCAGCGAATCGCCAAAGGTTTTTGGCGATGCTCGCAGGGGCATCGCCATAGAACGCAGCGAACGTCCAAAATCCCTTAATTGCTTGGCGAATAGGCTTTTCCACGGTATCCAACTTGAAGCATCCGAGGGTGGAATCTTTGTGCAGATCAGCACCAGTTTCTAGGATGTCCAACATGGTCGGATCTCGGTGGTAACAGGCCGCGATGTAAACTTCTAGCTGAGCGTAGTCGATCTCCACAATCACGTTGTTCGGATCGCTAGGCTTGATAATCCCCCGAATCACCTTCCCGATGTCGGGATCTCGAATCGGGATGTTCTGCAAGTTCGGAGAATCCGAACTTGACCGATATGTCGTAACCTTGTGCAAATTGAAAAAAGCGTGAACTCTGCCGTTGCAGAGTTCTCGCTTGAATGGGGCCAGATACGTCCCACGCAGCTTTTCCAACTTCTGCGTGCGTTGGAATAGCTTTGTGTAGGGCGTATTGATTTCCCGCAGATCCTCGTCATCCAGAGACAGTTTACCTGTCTCTGGATTGATGACCCCGCCTGGATGTCCCATGACGTTGTAGAGGATGTCGGCTAGTTGCTCTCGGGAGCCAAGTTTTGTCTTGGCTCCGTATCGCTTTCGCTGTTCCTCGTATTCAGGCATCGACCGCAATTCCGCTTCCATCCCCTTGATGCGATTGCCGATGTCGGCAATCGCAGTATCCAGACGCTCTGCGCAGACTGGCATACCTATGCTTTCCATCCTGGAAAGCGCAAGAGATCCTTCGTGCATTAGAGCGTAGGCTTGTGGGGATGCCGGTTTCATTAGCGTCGTCGCCCCAATCGGTCGTAGACAACTACCTTGCCAGCGGTCTTGACGACCTTGGCAACAGGTCGGCCAACTCGGTCGTAGACTTGCGAGCAAGTCCCGCCAACGCATGTTGCGACTTTCGCCACGGGACGACCCAAACGGTCAAAGACCGTTTGGGTATCACCCGCCATAGCAGCACATCCTGAACACAATGCGGCGACGATCATCACCGCGAAAATTGTTGGTTTCCGCATCGGAATACCCTCTTTCTAAATGAACCTAGAATCAGCAACCTAGCCCACGGCGGGCTAGGTTGCAAAGCTCCGAGCAGGAGTCGAACCTGCGCCTCCTAGGTTTTGCCATTGAACAAAAAATTACTGGCCTAGGTATTCCACCGCATTAACTTCCGGAGCAAAAGGATCGGGCAGGATTTGCGCCTGCTGGGGTTTACACTATGGGACTGAATCGAACTGTCCTTAACACGCCAGACCAACGTGGCTTCTCGACTGCTTTCGCAGTCGAGAGTGCGTTTATTGTCTGTCCCCGCGATTTAAGTCGCGTGTCTCGCCGTGGTAGCCGCCACGCCGCCGATCCTGTTTCTTTATCGTTTCATTTCCGTTCTCCTTAATCCGGGAGGTTGCAAGATTCCTCACAGAGATGCTTAATTTGGGGCTAGCTCGGTGTCTGGTACTCTTTCACCCAGACTCGTCTGCTTGCATCTTGTTCGTACCAAGGTCGCCCCGGTCGATCCTATTCTACGTCCAGTGGCCGCCTAAAGGCGGCCACTGTTATAGATTTTCCGATATTTTCTTCAAGAATAGGTAGATTCCCTGCTAATTCGCAGGGAATCCACGATGTAGGTAGGTAGCCAGAACCGATACCATTCGAGATGGCATAGGCCATCTCGATAGGGTTGCTGACCTCGGCCACCCCCTCTTGCGTCTCCGACAAGTAGCCGTACCACTCGCCGGTGATAAGCCTGTTCGGGTCTGTCCCGAACAGGCTTATTGGCAGTGTTTGGATGGCTTCGCCCTTCGCATTTTCATGCGCCGAGACGAATATGTCGTGTCCCGGCTTGTCTCGCTTTGCGAGCCAATCGCTGAAACTGTCGTAGGCAATTATCTTGGTGACTTGGTACTTGTCTGACAAGAGATCCGCAAGGTTGGGAGTGACAATCCCCAACCAGCGTTCGACGTGTACGGCCACTTGTGGCCGTACTTTTTGAGCATCTCCCAGCTTTTTCATCTCTCGCAGGAGCTTGCGGTGGGCCGCAAGCACCTTCTTAGCGTGCTTGTACAAGGCCATGCCGTCAGGCGTGGGCTTGCGAAAAGAATCAAGTAGCTTGACCTGGAAGATGGCCTCCATCTTGCGGTTGCTGTTGGGGATGATCGCGGTGTTGCCCATCTTGAGCTTCTTGCTGGCGGCTTGGGCACTGCCTAGCTCTACGCATAGGACGAACCAGCGAAGGGCTTCGAGCTTTGGTTCGACCACTTGGTCGATAGGATAGCGACGTGAGGAGCTAGTCATTGGGCCAACATGATATTAGGCTAGGTCTGCCGACTTTGGTGCAACCGGCTACGGCGACGTAGGCCGGTTTGTCTTGCATGAACTCCGCTTCGCGGAGTGCAACATAATTGTAGCGGCAGATGTTCTGCCGCCTTTCAGATTCGGTCATATTCAGGCCGACCATCGCGGTGACGTGCGCCACCTTGGTCTTGGAGTCCGAGAAGTTTTTCTTTGTCAGGAGCCACGCCGAATACCCCTCGGTATCTGACTGCGATGCAGTCAGAACCAAGCAACGCATACGAGTAGACAAGGCTCGAAGTTCTCGCCATGTCTCGTCGATCTGCTCTCGCTTTTCCTTGAATCCCGGCGGTGCGCCGAGAATGTCTGCGTAGTCGATGACAAGAACTTCGGGAACCCAACCTTCGTCAGCCCATCGGCTGACTTGGTTGGAAATATCCTTGGCGGTGATCGTACCGGCAGGGTGTGTAAGCAATCGGAATCGTTTCGGATCTGCCCCCGCCGACGAGGAAAACGCTTTGATCGCATCTTCCTTGGTGATCGGGGGAGCCGATTTCGGCTCCCTTACGATCTTCGGTTCTTTGTTCTCGTAGGCCAATTCCTTAGGAATCATAAAGCGACCGCCTTTCAGCGGTCGCCTGCAAAGCCTCGGAAGCAATCGTAAGATGACCTGATCCTGGCTCATATCCCCGCAGGAGAAGAACGCCGTTCTTCTCCCTTGGTCTACGGATCTCCACGCCAAGTCCATCAAGACTGTAGTTTTACCTGTCTTTTCTGGGGCCAGTAAGGATATGAACGAGTCAGTAGACATAACGTCGCCGAAGAATTCCCCGAGCGCGCCGGGGAATTCGATCAGGGGTTTCTTGGTGGATTGCTCGAAGGCTCGTTCAACTACGGACAGATCGGCCAGTGGGAATACTCCGGATTCCTCTTGGCCGATTTTCGGTCGTTTCCATTGAGCCTGGATGTTCAGGGCATCCTCAACCTTGCCGGTTTCGGCAAGGTTGGTGATCGCATTTCCAAGTCGCTTGAGACTGTTGCGCTGGACGATGTTGCGGATAAGGTCGATGGCGTAGTCGGGGGTCATGTCCGACGTTGCAGGCAGACTGGCTAGCCAGTCTGCCATCGTGTCCACAATGGTCGAGTCTGCGATGTCTTTCCAAGTATCGAACTTGGCAGTGATGCCACCGATTCCGGGGGCATCACCGTACTTGACAAAGTGGTCAACGCACCAGCGAGCAAGTATGTTGGCATACTTGCTCGCGAAGGCTTCGTTGTCCCAAGCGGCGGAAACCGCCGCGAGGACTTCGGTGGAGTGGGCGAGGGCGCAGACTGCGTGCCGTTCGTCACTGCCGTCGTGTCTGACTACTTTCATTTGCGGTGATCCAATTCTTCGAGGATCTGTCTGATGTACACTCCTAGATATAGCCCTAGTACAACTGGAAACAACCAATCGTTTACTCTATCGACACGCTCTAGCATGTACGCAAAAGCAATCGCAAACCCCACGACATTCATCCCGAGGTTGATGCAGCGTCGTTTTGTTCCTACTTTCTGTGTGTAGTCCCACATACATACTGCCTGAGCTACTATAAGTAACATTTCAATAGGCATGACTATTTCCCAAATTCGACAGTATCAAGAGTGGCGTTGACTTTGAATCCAGTTTCGGTGATGTCGATACAGCACCCATTAGGGTGCTGTATTCGGTCGCCTACCTTGACTTTGATGGACTCTGGGCCTTCCCAGACGAACGAGCAGGTGAACGATAGTTCACCTGCTTGTGCCTTGTCCACAAATTTGCGAAAATCCCTATCGGCTTGTGCATACTGTGCGCCGATTTCTAAAGGGTCGCATATTTTGATTGTGGGGGCCGCAGACTGTTTCTTTGGTGGATCGGTCGAGATTTGGCATTGCTTCCAGGCGAGCATTGCCGAATCAACCCATGCGTAATCGCTACTGGTTCCTCCGATTAGGTTTGATTCTTGCCACGGTTGAGTATCGTAATCACGAAACCTAGCCTTAACCTTCTCGCCTGCTACCACTCGGGCGAGGTCAGCATAACTTGCAGGCCGCCAAGATTGTTTGTTCTGCTTACTCATTCCAACCCCGCAAATTCCCTTAGTTCTTTGATTTCCTCTGGCCTTGCCGACCCAGGGTCGTCTGCGTCCAGAGTTACTTGCAGTGTTTCCCCTGGAAACACTGCTAAATC